CAACATGGTATTATATATGTTGACGAAATTGATAAGAAAGCTAAACGTAATGACTATGTTAGCTTGAGTAGAGACGTATCCGGAGAAGGAGTCCAACAGAGCCTTTTAAAGCTCATGGAAGGTACTATAGTAACGGTTCCGAACAAACCGCAACATAACCCGGAGAAAGTGGATATTGACACCAGTGAGATACTATTTGTAGTAGGTGGAGCCTTTGTTGGTCTACAAGATGTTGTGGTTAATCGCCTAGGTAAGTCGAAGATAGGATTTAACGACGGTTTAGACGCCGATGTAGAACAGTGGGAAACACACTTACAAACACGTGATTTAGTAAAATATGGACTTATACCTGAATTTGTAGGTAGACTACCATCTGTAAACGTCCTTAGCCCTTTAAATAAGAACGATCTTGTAAAAATACTAACTGAACCCACTGATAGTATAATAGATCAAATAAAAGAGCTTTTTTTACTTGACAAAATACAAATAGAGTTTACAATAAAAGCATTAGAGGAAGTTGCAGGCATTGCAATTAAAGAAGATATAGGTGCCAGAGGTTTACGTAAGATATTAGATGAAAAACTCTTGGAAACGCAGTATATGTTACCAGAATTATATAGTCAAGGAATAAGAAAAATTATTATAAATGAACAAGTTATTTCTAGGAACGCACAGCCACAATACATTAAAGGTGACAATGCAGAATAGAAATTATAAAAAACGTGAAGAAAAACCTTTTGTTGTTTCAAACGAAAGGATAAGACACAAAGAAATTAGAGTATCAGCTGAACACATGGAAAGCCAGGTCATGTTAACTGCAGATGCTTTAAAAGAGGCCAGATCGTTAGGTTTAGATTTGATACTAGTTGCTGATAAAGCATCACCACCAGTATGTAAAATAACTGATCTTAATAAACATCTGTACTCAATAAAACAAAAAGACAAACTGGCAAAGAAAAAACAACGAGAGAGCGTTGTAGAAACCAAAGAAATACGCATGGGTCTAAATATTGATACGCATGACTTAGAAACAAAAGCCAAAGCGGCTCGTAAGTTTTTGGATAAAAATAACAAACTAATGGTTACGGTGTTATTAAGAGGTAGAGAACGTGGCAGACAGGACATGGCAAGAGAATTGCTAAATACATTTGCTCACTTATTAGAAGTAGAGTATGAACAAATATCCTCACAGAATAACAGAGTAACCGGGAAAATATAAAAACTATGGCAAATAACAATTATAGAGATAAAGAGAAAAAAGGCGGAAACGGATTAACCGTTGAAGTTAGAAACAATAACGTTGAACAAGCACTTAGAAGATTAAAAAAGATGATTGCTAAAGATGGTATTATGCAAGAAGTACGTGACCGTAAACACTTTATAAGTAATACGGAAAAAAGACTTAAAGCAGAAGCAGCTGGTAAAGCTAGACATCGTAGACGTATTGCTAAAGACGGCTTTACAAATAATTAAAGAATTTTATGCACATCTGTGCATAAATAACAATGTATAATAGAACTGATTTCTTTATACATGGGACGCCGAAAGGGTTCCGAATAATCTTGCTTAACAAAGGAGAAAAATTATGACTAGATTAACAACACTAAACCTACCAGACTTTTATAAAGCCACTATCGGTTTTGATAAGATGTTTGATGAGATGCAAAATGCATTTTCAGCTAATCCAACAGGCGGCTATCCACCATACAATATTGTAAAGGAAAGTGATAGTAGCTACACGATTAGTTTAGCAGTTGCAGGGTTTAACAAAGACGAACTAACAATTAAACAAGATGGAAACGTATTATCAATTTCAGCAGAAAAGAAAGAAACTGATGATAAAGTTGAATATCTACACAAAGGTATTGGAACTAGAAATTTCAATAGAGAATTTAGTTTAGCTGATTACGTAGAAGTAACATCTTCTAAACTAGATAACGGAATCTTAGTAGTTACATTGGAACAGAATATTCCAGACGAAAAGAAACCAAGAACAATTAACATTGATTAAAAGGTAAAATATGGCACAAGCATCACATGACGAAGTAGCAGAAATCACTAAATTAAGTAGTCCACCCAAGTTTAATGTAATTCTACTTAATGACGACAGTACTCCGCAAGACTTTGTAGTTATTGTTTTACAACAAACTTTTAATAAAACATTAGAAGACGCAAAGGCTGTGATGCTTGATGTCCACGAAAAAGGCCGTGGTATCGCAGGTACATATAGTTATGAAGTAGCTGAGCAAAAATGCGTTGAAGCTATTACAGAAGCTAGACGAAATGGATTTCCATTAGACGTCACGTTAGAAAAAACAGAATAAAGTAAATAAATGAAAATAGCAATCACGCAACGTGTGATTGACTTTCGAAACGGTCCATACGACAGCTTAGATCACGGATTCTATGACATGTTCTCTGGACACACATTAAGACCAATTCCAAATAACTTAGAACACTATCAAACAGATATCGTAGTTAAAAGTGATTTAGTAGTATTTACAGGTGGTAACAGCATGGTACCTGGTAATTGGCAATATAATGAAAACCGTTTAAGAGTAGAAAAGCACACGTTAGATTTAGCCAAGCTCTATAATAAACCAATATTAGGAATTAGCAGAGGAAGTCAATTCCTTAATGTAAGTTTCGGCGGCAAAATTGCACTAAATGGTAGACACAAGCAAGATCATAATGTATACTACAATGGTAGTGAAGTTAAAGTTCACAGTCGACACGAAGAAATATTAAGTAAAATACCTTATGGTGCAACATCATTAGCAACAGACGAAGATGGAAATTGTGAGAGCTGGAAACTAGATAACATTATAACAGTACTATGGCACCCTGAACGAATGAATACACATTGGTTGCCATACGAAGCATACGGAGTATTAGGATTATGAGAATAGGATTTACATGTAGTACATTTGACTTGTTACACGCAGGTCATATAGGCATGCTTAGAGAAGCAAAAGCAAACTGTGATGTTTTGATTGTAGGATTACAAAGTGATCCAACTATTGATCGCCCAGATACAAAGAATAAACCCATACAAACAATGGTAGAACGTTATGCACAACTTAATGCATTAAAGTTTGTAGATGAGATTGTACCGTATCAAACTGAACAAGATTTAATGGATATATTAGAACTGTTTCAGTTAGACGTTAGATTCTTAGGTGACGAATATAAAGAAAAAGAATTTACTGGAAAAGACATATGCCGTAAGCGTGGCATTGAGCTACACTTTAATAAAAGAGATCACAGATTCAGTACAACAGATTTAAGAAAAAGGGTATGCAATAATGAGAATTGATCAAGACATAAAATTAGACTACAGTGACGTTTTAATTCGTCCAAAGCGTAGTACATTAAGTTCACGCAAACAAGTAAGACTTGAACGCAAGTTTAAATTCAGAAACAGCAGACACGAATACGAAGGTATTCCTATTATGGCTGCTAACATGGATGGTGTCGGAACATTTGAAATGGCAGATGAACTTGCTCAACAAAATATATTTACATGTTTAGTAAAAACATATTCATTGGAAGAACTTGTAGACTTTTTTAACAATGATTATCCAGATAATAGAAGAACACAAAACATTGCTATGAGCATTGGTACAGGAACAATAGACTTTGATAAGTTAGAAGCCGTGTACAATAAAGTAAGCAATAAACTAAAATATGTATGTATGGATATTGCAAATGGTTACAGTGATCACTTTGCACAACATGTTAAAAAAGTTCGTAATGCATTTCCTAATTTAGTAATTATAGCAGGTAATGTATTTACTGGAGAAATGACAGAGGAGTTAATTTTAAGTGGAGCAGATATTGTTAAAGTCGGAATTGGACCAGGAAGTGTGTGTACAACAAGAATCCAAACAGGAGTCGGGTATCCGCAACTTAGTGCAGTCATTGAGTGTGCAGATGCGGCGCATGGACTTGGTGGACATATTATCGCTGATGGCGGCTGTACTTGTCCTGGCGATGTGGCTAAGGCTTTTGCTGGCGGCGCCGACTTTGTAATGCTTGGTGGTATGCTTGCTGGCCATAATCAAGGCGGTGGTGACGTAATTACTCGATACTATGAAACTAATGAACTAGAATATCAAGTTGGCGAGCATTTGGCCAATCGTGTACATAAAGTAGAAGAAAAAAAGTTTGTGCAGTTTTATGGAATGAGTAGTGATGCGGCAAACACTAAACACTTTGGTGGATTAAAAGATTATCGAAGTAGTGAAGGACGTGAAGTACTTGTACCATATCGTGGTGACGTTGCTAACACACTTCAAGACTTATTAGGCGGATTGCGTAGTACATGTACATACGCAGGTGCAATGAAACTTAAACAACTTAGCAAATGCACTACGTTTGTTCGTGTTAACAATCAGTTTAACAAAACATACGAAAGCACAACAACTAAGACGTAGTCAGTTATGCGTTTAAAGCATTTCGTATATGCTTATAGTGCAACAATACTTACTTACTTTTTAGAGGTCTATTTGATAAATAGATGTGTAATAAGAAAAGCGACCTCAGCTTAGAAAAAATGAGTGGCACTCGGGAAAGACCAGGGCATAACCCATGCCTTACAAGTGGCGCAGTGGCAACATAGGCGCAGTGGTAGCAGCCAGGAGAGACTGGCAAAACAAATGGATGCTTTCCCAAAAACATCCACACATAAACGGAGAATGAAAATGACAAAACACTTTTTTAGTGGCCTGTCATGGATATTTGGTGGAAACCCACGTGCGGCTATTGACCAAAATCTATTGACTTACGCCAAAACAGAATACGGAAAAGACTGGTCGTATGCGTATGAACACATGCTAGCCAACAATGGTCAGCCACCTAAGTATAGAGCTGACTTATCTACTAACAAAAACCTTACAGGATGGATCTAACAATGACTACAGCAACAGTATATCAAACAACATGCAAATTATGTGAAGTAATAGGCGTAAAAATTAGTGCAGTATTTGCACGTATGATTGAAATGAGTGAACAAGCAGGCAGATCAAAAGCCGCTAGTGAACTTGCAAGACAAGGATATCATAAAGAAGCAAAAGCATTGATGTTAGAACTAAACGAAGTACGTAACGAAATACAAGCGAGAAGAAAAAAATGACTACATTAACACTATCAAAAACTTATTGTACAATTTGTGATACAGTTAAAAATGCTTTTAACGCAGTATTAGAAGCAAGAGCAAAACGTTCAAGTCGTAATGCAACTTATAAAGCTCTACAACAACTAAGTAATGCAGAATTAAATGACATCGGAATTTGCAGAGGCGATATTAATTATATTGCTAACGGTGGAACAGTATACAGAGGAAGATTTGGTTATACAACAGACAAAGAAAACGAGTTAGTATAATGTGGCCTTACACTGACGACGAACTTGAGTTTATTAATAAACCAAAATAAAGTATAGTTTTAATCGCATAAATAGTTGTATGAGCAAAGTACATCTATTATCAGAAATTATACAAAACTTAACTGTAGCACCTTCGCAAGAAGATAAACTAGACATTCTAGAACAATACAGCAAAGAAGTTATATTGAAGCGGGTTATAAGTATTTCTTATAACCCGTGGATCAATCTTAACATGTCAGATTTTACACCAAAGCGTATGGGTAAAAAGTTTGGCATGGGCATTGCAAAATTCACTCACATCATAGACGATATTATCCAGGAAAAATATACTGACAAAGAAAAGTATTTTTCATGTAATATGGCAATGCAACATATGAATCAATATGATGCTCCAATATTTGTATCAGTTATCAGACAAGATCTAGACTTAGGTTTAGAAATAGATACAATCAATAAAGTATGGCCTGGATTAATAATGGGCTATCCTATTAGTACACCTTCCACAATAGATTACAAAACATTTAAATTATTTCCAGCATCTGTACAGCAATGTTCTAGAGGTTTACGTGTTAACATTATTATACACAATGATGTAGTTACTTACAATGATAAAAATGGTAATGCAATATCGGGTTGGGATATGTATGATCAACAATTTAAAAACCTAGCACAAGGGCAAAGTACTGTATATGATGGACACGCAGTTGTAGCAAATGGTCCTAATATTGTAGAAACTGATAATGAAAAAGTATTAGAAGCACAACCAGAAGATATTAAGTTTATGCTATGGGATGTAATACGCTATGATGGATTTATTGAAGGTAAAGACACACGTATTGGATACAACTGGCGTTATAATGGATTGGAACATATGTGTATACTTGCTATAGAGAAAAATCCACAACCATGTTATTCTGTTTCTAAAGCAGAACTTGTAGGTAGTCAAGAACAGTTAGAACTTACAATTAATAAAATAGGATCTTGTGTTGTTAAAAGTTTAGATGGTACGTGGAAACATGGTATTGATGACACGCAACTTATTTACGAGAAATAATCTTCTTAATATAATGAGCACCTAAATGATCGTAAAGATTATCAAAGAATTGAAACTTACTCCAAGCTCTACATCTTCCACGTAGTTTATCTTTTAAACGCTGAAAGTAACTCATGTTATTACTAATTTTATTAGTATAAGACATGTAGTATAATTCACCTATATGATGATAATATCCAAATGGTGGAACTTGTGGAACAATGTCATTGTTATTAACAAAACGATATGCTTCTATATCTTTAAATTGTTCTCCCCATTCTTTATTTCCAGTTCTAGGACATCCATAAGTATAAAGCACTTGATTAGCACCTAATGCATGAAATCTACTTGTACATATAGTTGCCATTGCGGCTCCTAAACTATGTCCAGTAATTACAAGTTTTTTAGTAGTTACTTTTTTACCTAACCATTTTCTAATGTTAGGATAAAGTTTATCTAATTCACCTTTGAATCCCGAATGTACATGTCCTTTAGTTTCTGCATCTGCAGGCCATGCTTTAATATCAGCAATAATATCACTAAATTGCGTAGGTTCTGTTCCTCTAAATGCAATTACAATATAGTCATGCATTGTAATTCCATATGCTTGTGCATTACCTACTTCAAAGAATTTTAAATTTGTATGTTTTATTTTTTTATCAGTTAAAAACTTTTTCATTGCATCTGTATCTTCGTAAGCATATTCGCAAATCCATGCACATAATTCTGCTAGGTCCCAATTTATAGTTTTATTTTTCATGAATTAATTTCTCCAGTCTGTGTGTAGGAATACGTGTATTATAAATATATCTCCATACTTTGCCTCTTCCATTATCAACTTCAAATATAGTTTCTCTATATCCTATACTAATAATAGTTGCTTTTTCACCATCTAAGAAAACACTATCACCAGGTTCAAAACCCGGCTTCATTTTCCAACGAAGGCTTGCTACTAGATCACTAACAAGATCTTTAACCCACAGTGCTACTATTCCAGTAAACACTAAGCCTAGAATTGGTGATATAAATTGCTGAAAATGTAATACTTCTGATTCTAACATATTATAACTATTTATTAAAAAATTACAAAAACACTTGACTTTATATAAAAAACACCATATAATTACGTTAATTGATCAACTATAGGAGAATATCAATGAATGAAATTACGACTGTACCATCAGTATCATTTAGAGTTAGGGTCCCAGACGAGAATGCTGAATCTAACAATTGTGAAATCATGCCTTCAACATGGGCAGATCTAACTACTGATGAAATTTTTAATAACAAGAAAGTTATTGTGTTTAGTTTGCCAGGTGCATTTACACCTACTTGCTCTACATTTCAACTTCCAGGATTTGAGCTAGATGCACAAAAATTCTATGATAAAGGTGTAGATGATATTTACTGTATTAGTGTTAATGATGCCTTTGTTATGAATGCATGGCGTGATGCACAAAAT